AGTATCTGTTCTCTTAGGCTCATTTTCCGCTACCTTCTTTTTGGGTTTCGGTTTCTTCGGTGCTTTCACGGCGAAAGCATATCCCTCGTCACATAGTCGCTGTGCGAGTACTTTGGGGACGTCCCGTATTTCGTTCTCACGCCCCACCGCCTCCCGTGGCGACGTGACTCTTTTTCGATATTGAATCTTCATGCGAGAGCGAGCCCCGTAGTGGTGATTTCTACCTTGCACTCGCTCGTCGTGGTGCCGTACATCAGCTTAGTCACATAGTCACCTGAGCCCAGATCGGCAACGGGCACGATCGCACCCGCTGCGGCATCGCTTAGGTAATAATACACCCCTGCAGCAACGGTTGCCCCTGGGTTGAAGTTCCCGCCTGTGATGTAGCTACAGGGCTGATTAGCAGACGCACTATTCAAAGCGATGCCTACAACCGCATCAGTGCTCGCGGCGTTCGCACGAGCTAACTGGAGCAAGCTACTCGAATCGAGGTAAAGAGCCTGCCCTGCGGTGATAGTCGCACCAGCCGTCTTAGTAACGATAGTTGCGGTTGCTGTCGGATCGACGTTAGCTGCCGTAATTGTCAAAGCTGCCATGTGTATACTCCTTAGCTGGATGCTACGATTGTAATTCCACCGGACAGCTTGCATGTTACGGAAGCCGTCATTAGTCCTTCTTTTTCAGTATTCGCCGAGTAGCTTGTGACGAACCCGGAAGCCGCCCACGTGCCTGCTGTACTACCACCGGCAGGAAGAGGCCAAGTAATCGTGATCGTCTCAGCAAGGTCCGTTTGAGCGAGCGGTGGAGTCGTGTTCGGGTCGAAGTGTACTTCCATTCCGAGTTCGCCAGCGTCCGACATGTCCGAAGGCATAAAAGTCTTCTGCCCGTTCGTGGTCGTCATGTGCGAAGTGTCGATAGACTCACGAACCCATCCCGGCAAGTCGATCGAATCGAGGCTTGCGGTGAATCCCGAAGTCCCGAATACAACTGTGCAACCAAAGCCTACATCACTCATAATATCGTTTCCTAATACCCGCTCAGGGTTATATCTCGTATGCTGCTTCGTATGTTCTCGAGCTTCGGTACAAGTCGTGATCCGCCCCTACCTTGCTCGCCTCGCTGCTTTCAGTCGGCACACCATTCGTTAGTAGCGATCGTACATTCATCCCGAAGAACGTGCCCCGCTTGTCTCGTAGTGCGTTGAAAATGGCCGTTTGTAATGTTGCCGCCTTCTCCGGTGTGTCTGCGTATGCGTCAACCAAGACGCTTGCCTCTTCTAATCCACTATGCCCGAGCGTGTGGTTGTGCGATGTGCCCGCCTTCGTTGCGACACGCACGCTAGGCCCTTTGTCTGATTGCTTCAGTACTGGGCTGCGAATGCGATCGCTTACGAGCGATGACACACCACTGTCACCACGTAGTATCTGTATAATCGTACCTGTGATGGTAGCCATTACCGCACCTCCGCAGGACTCGCCGCCTTGACTTCAAGCGTCAACTCTCGACGCAATCCCGTTAGATCCTTAACGGCCACGATGTCCATTATCTCACGATTTGAGCAATTGACAACACGCATCCCCGAGTCAACGCCCATGCGGTATCGTATGACACACACGAGACCTTGAAAGCCTGTCGTCTGCTGTGCTTGCTCTGTTTCAGTCCCGCCTACGTGCTTCAGTTCAGCGGGCACACGCTGAGCAACCGCTACCCAGTTACGTTCGGGCGTTCCCATGTCGCCGACGATGCCGGTTGAGACTAACTTCTCGATGTCTATCCGATGCCGGAGCTTACCAGCCCTAACACATGAGAATTTATCCATAAGAGAATAGCCTCACCTGATCGAGCAACCCGCAAGCGGCTTTCGACATGCCGCCCATTTCCCGACACGAGTACCAATCAGCAACCATCACGAGAATGGCTTGCTGTATCTGTTTCGGTCCCGCCCATACATTGGCAGACGACACACCCCAGCCCGCAGTAAATGCGACCGTCACTGAATCTGCTTCAAAGTACGTACTCGGCCACGTCTGCCCACTCTTTAGGCTGATACGTGTCTTCTCGCGTTCGTACGCAGTAATTTTGTAAACAGTCGTGGCGAGTGCTTGCGAGTCCCCTGCGGTGTCCAAGTAGGTAATGGATGACACGTCGCCGGAAGCGACCGGCCATCTATCCAACAGAATGTCACAACACGGGAACGAATCATGCTTCTGAATGTATGTTGTCGCCAACAGATCCGCTTCGAGGTAATCTCGTGCTAAATCTATCGCCGTACTGACGTAATGCCTAATCAGTTCATCGTCGTTGTTATGATCAACCGATAGCTGTAACTTAACCAAAGGCAATCCCACAACCGGCCCCGTACTAGGAGCGGAAACTAACACGGTAGATCCGGTTGCGGAATGTGCCTGGGGCATTGCCATGCCTTTCGCTTAAGCGATGGAGTCAGCGGTTGCGTTCAGGCGTGGGTTGTGCAAATTGTATTCAATCTGCCCGCCGATGCCTTCATCAGTGCCGGTTGCCATCGTGACGACGCCACTCCAATGAGTGAACACAAGGCCGGAGGTTGCACCCTGCTGGGCGACTTCTTCTGCCAGAACTTCAAGGAAGTTATAGTCGAACACCGCGTTCGGATTAGTGGCGGAAGCTGATTTAACAATCGTGCTCGACGTTCCGCTGCTGTCCACAGCGGCATTGATCGTCAGTGTGATGTCCGATGTGCCCACTGTATTCATAAACGAAACAAGTAGACATTCGCTTTCGATAGCTTCCCATCCGATCGCGTTAGCTGCGGTGTCGCCTGGATCTAAGTCGTAGTATTTTACCACGAGATTCGACAAGGCTTTTTGACTTGCAAGTGAACTTGCCATGTTATGTATCCTCTGAATAGTTAGTTGTAGTAAAAAACAGCCCACATCGTTGAGCGGTGGGATGTGTGATGTTTAGTCGTCGGTCAGCGTAACGATTGGGCTGATTGTCGAACCGTTCTTAGGAGTAAGAGCGGCACGCCACCAGCAACGAGCGTCATTTCGTTCATAGAATTTGAAACACCTCTCATGTTCAACGAAGCGTACATGAGTGCTGCTTGCAAACTGCTTTGTTTCCAAATCGCCTTCAAGATACTCACTCCAGTTGACCAGCATCACGTCGCCCTCGGTATTGAGTGCTGGCAGGTGCTCGGTGACATAAACAGGACGCCCAAGCAACGAGAACGTGCCTGTGCCGCTTCCTGTGTTCACTAGTGCCGAACCCGTACCAGTTTCCGACATCGTAACTAGCTGCGGGATGACAGTAGGATTGATCATCCACACTGCGTTCTGCGAGCGATAGCAACGTGAGATCATGTTAGCAGCGTCGAGAAGCACAAACGTGCTGTCCGTACCGCGTGCGACAGTGATTTCAGCGGCACTCGCCTTGACGCCTTCAAACTCGCCTGCACCCGTACCGTTGATGCGTTCGTGAATCTTGCGATTAGCGAACTCTTCACCGAAGCCAGCTTGCAGAGTAGCAATCCAAGAGATCGCAGAATCTGCTAACAGTTCCTCGGTTGCGTAACTCAAGCCGAACAGCGAATGAGCGTTAAGCGTAACTTGCTCAAGCTGCATGCGACTGGAAGTTCCTGCGGCTGTCTCGGCACGTCGCGAAACAGTCAGTCCACCGGATACACTTGAAGTATGGGTAGAATCGACACGGGCGGGAATCTTAACCGTAGGCGTAGCCATCGGGATCTTCGTGGTCAGCGGTTGAATAAAATCAACTTCTGAATCACGAGTCAGTAGGCTTGCCATGAACCCGGAAGGCACTGCGAATCCACCGTAAGGATCGCTGGCTACCATACCCTCGTCGCTACCGGCTGCGAGCATCTTCAGTCGTGGATCGGTTCCGTGCCCGCTGCCCGATTCGATAACAGCCTTGAGCATGTCTTTGGGCTCTTTGAAGCCACACATCGGATCTTCGCCACGTTCCCACGCTTCGCCGAGAACTTCGACTTTGGCGGGTTGTACGGGGCCTGCACGTCGTGCTCGCTGAAGATTCTTCTTACGGAGTTCTTCGGCGTCCTTGAGTGCTTGCACGCTGGCGAGCAATTCGGACTTCTCGGCTTCGAGTGCTTTTGCGGCGTCTACGTCTTCAATCGACAGATCCTCTTTAGGTGCTGCGGCAGTGCCGAGCAAGGCGTCGATTTCGTCCTGCACGCTATCGAGCCGTGCGTTCAAATCTTTAAGATTCATCTATATCGTTCCTCTGGTTAGGCCGGGAAGGTGATATAGAGCCATAAAGAAAGGCACGTCAGACCCGGCGTTTGCGATAAACAAACTCACCAGCTCCGACGTGCCCTAAGCGGCCAGCCAGAACCGCACTTATTGTATCCTGAAGCGTAAAGACGCAGATACGAAAGCGAGTTCAGATTGTAATTGTGAAGATAGGGAAGTTCCCCACCTGCTGAAATGGTATACTATCGGGCCTAGAATGTCAAATTCGGCGGTTTCTGCTACGAATCTCTAGTGCGTCCCGTTGCAACTTCGCCTCGGTTTCGGCGTTCGCATCGTCAGCCGTCGTAGGCTCGGCATCCCCGTATTTGTGCGATAGATAACGACTTACGAAGTCCGAAAGGTGCTGCTCTACGTAATCCCGATCACAATTAACGAACTGAGTATCGAGTAGGGCACATCCCTTTAGGAGCGTTTCGTTCCGCAAACCCGTAAAATCAGATGATAATAGGCCATCGACGGCATCACCCGTGTCGACAAGATCGCTACCGTGTAGTTTAGTTGGAAACCACAACGAGGGCAAACGCACCCCGTTCTCGTCCTCCAATGGTTTCTTTTTGTCGTCGAGCTGTTGCTTCTCCTCGGCAGCGAGCACAAGGGAACTGCTAATACTGTCGGGATCTTCCGTTACACGAGTCAGCAGCCAGTCGGCCAGATTCCCCTGAGGGCTTTTTGTGCTCGATTCGGCGAGGTGTAAGTCCCCCCGTACGGCGAGCACCTCATCCCCACGGTGATCGGTGAGCGTGTCTACGTGTGGATTGTCGATGCGTCCGAGGTAGTTCCCCACGCCGTCGTCAGATTCGGTAGGATGCGACAAGCGGCACTTCAGGCCTTTCTCCTCCTCGCCCATCATGGACGCAATCTGCCTAATTGCATCGTCATTGAATGCACCCCGCCCGAGACTCTTGAAACTCCCCGCCTGAGCGACCACAACGCCCCGTATGAGCCCTGCACCGAACATACCGCCTTCTCGGTCGATGCGTTCTGTATCGCCCTCTACGGGTGCTAATGCGTGCGTGTTAGCTCGTCGCCAAGTATTCATCGTATTGTCCTCACCCGCCCGATTATAGTTAAGCCCAACGCACTTTCGATTGTGCCTTTGTCGCACACGTCACGCATACGTTATTTACCTTGTGCCAGTGTTTCGACTTATGCCGACAACGCGGACATTTCTTCTCGACTCTCAACTTCACAATGCCTCTAGTCGGCTTGCGATGCTCCGCGAGTTGTTTTGATAGTTCTGCTTCGCTCATGTCGGGATCGTTCCTGCCTTCTCGTGTGTCCATTACTTAGCCTTCCTTAGCTTGCGTAGTCCACGCCGGCAATCTTTCGGTAGTCGCTCTCGTTCTTCTATTTCTGGATCGTACTGCGTCCACGTCTCGCGGTAGTATTTCGCCCTTACCCGCCTGATCACATCCCCGTCTTGAAAGATCGTCTCATAGTCGCCGCTCGTCCAGTTGTATCTCGGTATCTGTGATGGTTCCTTCAGTAGCCGCCATGCCCGCACCTGATAGCGATTCTCGTAGTATGCCCAATCGTAGAAGATTACCTGTAAAAAGACTAGCCTTGCCTCGTCGTCATAGAAATGATTTACCTCGATTAAGTCAACCGTATCACACATGATACCAGTTTCAGGTACGACCATCCCGCACAACAACAGCAGGAGACACATCGGGTGATCCTTATGTTATCAACCTCTCCGCTAGTTCGTGTGCTCGCCAATTCTCCCACGCTTTCGCCATTACCGTTAATCGTTCCGAGAACTCCTCACGAGTCAATCCCGGCTTCACGTACAGTTCATCTAGTGCGGCCCTAGACTGCTCCACATACGCCCGTGCGGCCTGTTTGGCATTGATATGTATCTGAAGGTTAGCGGCAGCCTCTGCGGGGGCTGTGAGGGCGTCAGAGAGCAACCTTTCGATCTTCTCGCAATGCGGCCCGATCCAATCATCCCATTCGCGTGTTTTGTTGCTGATCGAGCGAATCGAAGCGGATTCAATCTTGATGATGCGTTGAGCGTTGCTTTGGATTGTGTCACGCAGTAGGGCGACGAAAGGCACGTTAGATAGCGGTTCTTCTGCGGGGGGTGCTGACGGTGCCTCTTTTACGGGGGGCACATCGGGGATCGGTGCGGGTTCTGGTTCTTCTGGTTGCTCGCCGTTCGCTGTCAGGTTGACGGGGTGGTAGTGTACCTTGCCTTCGTCGTCGTCGAGTGCTGGCATGTGATGCTCAGCACGCACCTCGTCCTGGTTCTTAAAGCCGTTCATAAACTCGATCTGATTTATCTCGGCGTGTTGCTTCGGATCGCCCCGTAGTATCTCGTTCACGTTGAACTTAAAGAACTTCGACTCAGCTTCCTTTGCTGGCAATATTTGCAGGTCGAGCCGCTTCTCGATTCGACACAAGCGGGGGGTGTAATGCTGCACCACCAATGCCCGATTAGTGGCGTCGATGTTGCTAAATGTCGCATGTGTCAGATCCCCGATGATGTGCGGGGGCAAGTCGTACCACCTCGCCATCTCTTGAATCGAGAATGTCATCGTTTCGATGGCTTGTGCTTGTTGTGGATCGGCTGATATTGCTTTGTATTTCAAGCCATGCCCGAGAATACCAATCTTTCCCGCGTTGTGCCCGCCTTGGTGGTTGTCGTTCCACTCTCGGCGGTAGTTCATTCTGGCCTTGCGATCAATCTTCGCTTCGCTCTCAAGTACAAACGAAGGGCTCGCACCGTTGCCGAAGTACGCCGCGAGGAATTGAGCATCTGCAATGCCTAGCCCGATCGACTCAAGGGCGAAGTCGAATACACCTTTGCCAATCACGCCATCGGTTGAATGTGGCCCAACTAGATTGAGCATGTCTGCCGCTTCGATGCGTTCCGCTTCCGACTTCCCATCCTTTTTGACGTTGCCCTCGACTACCCAGAATAGCGTGCCATCGTCCTCGTAGTCGGGACGCACCCGCGAAGCATGAACCGGCCACAGTGCCGCGAGTTTCCCGTTGATGTATTGTTTTTCGGCGTAGGCGTTGCCGCAATTCACGAGCGAGGCAATCATCATTTCCCAGAACACAAACGCATCCATATCAGGATTAGGTCGCTCGTTCACGAGGTAGGCACGATTATCCCCACGCACTCGGTTCCATCCCTGCCCCTCGCCCTCCTCAAGCAACTGACATGGAAGGCTTGCTAGTGTGCTCGCAATCTTGTACGTAGCCCCCCAGCACGCCGAGAACGTAAGGGCGGTCGTATCCGTTACACGCACACCTGAAAGCGAACGACGGTTGACGGTTTCGGTGTTGTCGTTACCGAAGATGCCATACCACCAAGGCTCGTAGTTGCCTAGTTGCTTCTGTTTATTCGGCACAAAGTTATCGAGAAAGCTCATCGCTTATCCTTGTCTTTTAACCCAGATTGTGCCGCCCAGCACAAGAGCACCTAATATCGTCAAAGCACACCCTACACCGAACCAAAGCCACAGCCCGGCGAATAGTGTAGCCGCTCCAACTCCCGCTATCATGTCGCTAGTCATCGCCCCACTCCCATTCGTCTTCGTTTACATCCCCGTCGAACATCGACGCGAACTCTTCCTGCCCTTCATTTGCGGTTGCAAGTGCGAGAGCCATCACGAGGGACACAACGCCGTCGATTCGCTCTGTGCTCTTTTTCTTCGACGGCTTTATGTTTCCGGCAGCGTCTTCTTCTGTCGCCACGTTGCGGACACACCATTGCATACACTCGTTTCCGTCGTGTGTTATCGTACCCTCCAGCGTCAACTTCTCAAGCGTCTTCGATGGTTCGCTGAGTGTCGCGAATCCCTGTCTCATCTCGGCTATCTCGAATCCATCCTCATCGAGTTGCTGCACGAGTTGCCCTGTATTCCACGGATCGACGCCTATCATTTGTATGTCGTAATCTTCGGCAATCTCGCCAATGTCCCGGCGTAGTACCTGTTGGTCGATTGCAGCCTCTCCAGCGTGCCGTAGATAGCCTTGCTTGACCCACACGTCGTAGGGCACCTTATCGTTACGTACACGCTCTAGCATCCGCTCCGAGGGCACCCAGAACCATTGCTTGGTAGCATACCGCCCTTCGCCTAACGGGAACACGAGCACGAACGCCGTGAGATCCTTTTTCGATGCGATGTCCAGCCCGCCGTAGCACTCCGCCTTGTGTAAGTCTGGGAGCACACCGGACAACGCCTGCCATTTCTCCACGTCCAGCCATCGTACATCCGTAGCCGTTCGTATGTTCAAGTGTAGCCGCTTAAATGTATTCTCGTATCGCGGTATCTGCTTCGCCTTCTCGCATTGTGCCCGCATGTACTCGATCGCTACCGACTTACCCAGATTCGGATTCGCCGCAGCCCATGCTTCCTCGCTCGTCCAATCGTCCTCCGGTTGTGCCTCGTATATCACCGGCAGGAATTGAGCGTCTTTGATTACGCCGTCCCGTACGTTGCTTGCGTACTCGTGCTTCTCGTTACATATCGAACCCTCGCGGTCGAAGTCCGATGTAGTAATGTGAATCATGAGCGGTTGCGTACGTGCCCCCATACCTGTCTCTAGCACATCAATCAACTCGCTGTTTGGCTGTGCGTGTAACTCGTCGGACACAACCACATGAGGGTTGAGCCCGTGCTTCGTGCCTGCTTCGCTCGATAGCGGCTTGTACTGCGTAAGCGTCTCTTTGCCCTTGTCTAGCTTCACTATCGAATACTGGCATATCTTCGCCCGGCTTTCGAGTTGTGGCCGGTTGCGTATCTGCTGTTTCACGATGTCCGTTATCAATGCCGCCTGATCGCGTGATGCCGCAGCCGAATACACCTCTGCACCGGGTTCGTTGTCTGTAAACAACGCAAGTAGTATCAGCCCTGCCGCCAATGTCGTCTTCGAGTTTTTACGCGGTACGAACACAAACGCCTGCCTATATCTGCGGTATCCGGTTTCTTTGTGCTTCCATCCCCATAGGTTAGCCACGATGGCTACTTCCCACGGTTCGAGCATGTACGGCTTCCCGGCGAGCACGCCTTTCGCATGTGTTACCATCACGCGAAAGAACTTAATCGCCTTCGCCGCTGCCTTCTCGTCGAAGTAATACCCTTCGCTGTCCCGCATAGGATCGTAGCCGGGTATTAGCTGTATCTTCTCTTTCCACTCTTTGCTTATCTTAACCATCGTTCCGCCCTGAACTATTCGGTATTTCCTAATGGTTGAACAGTCAAGTAATCCTTGTCGGTTCAGTCCCCAAAGAACTCGTCGTCCTCTTTACTTTCAGTCTTGCCCGTTGCCGGTAGTCCCTTCTGTGCCCCAGGCGTTAGCCCGAATTGCTTCGACAGCTTCAGCAGCACATCCCGTTGGTTCTTAATAATCCGCTCTGCTGTCTCGACTTCCGCACTCACCATCGACTCCCAGTGTTGCAGCTTCACCCATGCTTGTACCCAAATGACGATACTCGGATAGTGTGCCGGGTTCAATCGCCCCTCTGCCGCTAGGGACGCCGTAAACCGCCCCCACTCGTCAAGGTGTGCTTCGTAGCCTTCACGCTGCCATTGTGCAGGAGGCTTGAGCGAAGACACGCTCGCGTCTGCTAGTTGCTTCTCCCGTGCTGCGTACTCTTTCTTTCTCGCCGGGTGCTGTTGTAGTTTCGCTGCTTTCATTTCTTCGCTCTCCCAAAACTGCCATCTTCCGATGCTGTCTTTACGCTATGACAACTCCAACATAACGCCTGATGGTTAGTCGCGTCCCAGAACCTTGGATCGTCCCGTCCATCCACCGCAACAATATGATCTACACATGCCGAAGGGGTGCAAATCGGCAAGCACATCACGCAAAGCGGGTTGTCTATCCGGTACGCTTTGCTGTACTTCTGCCACTTCCAACCATACCCTCGACTCGCCGCCGTTCCCCTCCGTTTGTCGAGCGACTTCTGCCGCGATCGCTTGCATTGCTGACATGGGCTCTCCACCGGCTTCTGACACTTCGGGCACCATTGTTTGACCGCCATTATTTGAACACGATTCGGATATTTCGTTTGAATGTTCTCGCAATCGTCGCATCGGTTGACACGGTAATCGCTATCACATACTCACCCTCGTCTGCCGACAATACCGAGAACTGCACCGCCTCGCCAATGCCTACCCGGTTGCCTGTCTTTTTGTCGGTGTATTCTACCGTACTTACGGCTTTGTTCCCCAGCGTTAGGTCAGTCGATGTGACTTCCACCACCGTAGGCGTGCCCGTCAGTAGCTCGTCCTCGTCGAGGTTGTACGAATAATCAATCGACACGATCTCAGTATCGCCTAGACTGATTTCATAGCAGCCGTCTAGTTCTTTTGTCATCGGTCTACCTTGTAATGCAGTCTGTCGTCGCTCACCGTGTAATGTGTCCGATCGTCTTTTAGTCGGTAGTGTGGTCGATCGTCGTTCAAATGGTATTCTAGGCCGGGTATGGCGGTGGCAGCATCCGAGCCTACTGAATAGCCCCTCCGCACAATATCGGCAATCGTCGTTGTCAGCGTGCCGTTGCCGAATCCGCCCGTAGTAACCAACGCCATCGACATTAGGTGGCCTCCGTGATGCTAGTCGGGCTACTTGCGTCGTCGTATGTGTACGTTTTCGCAGTAGTGCTCCCGTCGAGCTTCTTCAGTGTGCGAGTCGTCCCGCTGTTGGCGTGCTCGCCTAGATGTGCTATCAGTTCGTGTATGTACTGTGCAGCCGTCCCTGCGGCCCCTGTGGAGCGATACGCCTCGGTTAGGGCTGTCGTCCACACATCGGACACACTAATGTCATTGAGTGCCGATATTAGCCCAGGTATGGTCGTTGCGGTATCTACGAGAATCGCGTCTACATTCGAGTCCACTGTCGCGATCGACGCGGGTAATGTCGTCCCCGTGTCAACGAGGATCGCGTCTACGTTGCTATCGACGGTTGCGATGGAAGCGGGTAGGGTTGTTCCCGTATCGACTAGGATCGAATCGACATTCGTATCAACCGTGTCTACTTTGCCTTCAATCGTCGTTAATGTTGCTGGTAGTGTCGTTCCTGTATCAACGAGGATAGAATCTACATTAGTGTCGATAGTCGTGAGGGACGCTGGAATCGTAGTGCCTGTATCGACGAGGATTGCTGCGGTGTCTACTTTTACCGCCGCAATATCGGCAGACACATCAGCGGCAGGTGTGCCTAGCTTAGGCTGCATGTCGGCGGTATCGACTAGGATTGTATCGACAACAGTGTCAACCGTATCAACCTTGCCTTCGATGGTCGTGAGCGTTGCCGGTAGTGTAGTTCCTGTATCTGTCAGGATTGCATCAACGACGGTATCAATTGCCACAAAGCCAGCAGACCCATTTGCCAGGGCATATGTGTCACCAGTCTGGGCTGTGTGGCCGTGGAGTGTGTTGACCTTTGTGACATCCCCATCTGACTCAATACCCAATGCATTGAAATTGGCTGGCACTGTATGCACCACAGCCGGGGCACCGATCACAATGACATCAGAGGTTGCTGACTCAGGGCAGATCAAAAGCAAATCCCCATTTGTCTCTGTGGCTGTTACGTCAAAGACATAGAAACCATCTTCTAGTTCAGTCGGATTCGTATCGTCAACAGCATTAACTGCACCACCGTCTATGCGTACGTTGGCTGTAATGTTCGCAGCATCG